ACATAAGCTCATCACCATCAGCAATTTCAACAGAGCCAGTTGTTAAGAAAGCAGATAAAGCTGTGCCATCTGCTTGGTTATTACCTGATTCATGTTCATAAAGATAAGAAGCACCTGCAGTCAAACCTAGTATACTAGAGACATTTGCTGTTACAGAAGCATCATATTCTGTAGCAATAGGCTGTTCAAATACATAAGCACCAAGCCAAGTTGTTCTTCCAAGAGTAACAGTGTACCAAGTGTTTTCTAAATAATTGTAAGCAACACCTCTATTTATTGCTGTAGCACTTGCTGAAGGATAGTACCAAATAATTTCATTAAAGGCTGTATTAATACCACAAGCGATGTCATTTCTATTAGTATAACTAAGATCATCAAATACATAATCCTGTACGGAACATGGCATTTTTTTGACAACACCATCATACATATAAAAAGAATTATCAGACATCCAATATGCTCTACCATTAACTTCAATAGCAGCGTGTTGTGCTATTAGCCCGCAGTTAGCACCAAGTTGTCTGAGGCCAAAAGTAAAAGGTGTACCAACAAACTGAATACCGTGAAGAGATGTATCTGTCCAAGCAAGTATTTGACCTGATGATTTAACAGCACCTACTATTCTAGAACCATCAGATATACGAAGAGAACCAGCTTCATTGGTTGATACTGGTGTATAGTCTGTAGCGTCTTCTCTGTCTGAAAATCTAAATAATAAATCATCTTGAGATGCTGGTGTGCCAATAGTAGTTTCTGTACCAAAAATCATTAAATGTCTTGTATCAGTAGATACTAAACTAAATCTAGATTTAGTAGGAGCATTAGATAAAGCTGTTGCTCTAGCGTCTACTGAACCAGAAATATCTTTTATGTATGTACTGCCGTTTAAAACTGTAGCAATTAAATCCTCACCAAAATTATCTAAAGACCAAGTACGTGCTGCAACAGTAACATCTGAAGCTGTGCTTGGCTCATTCCATGCGCCAGCACTCCATGCATCTGTGCCCCATCCATATCCATATGATGAAGCTGTTGGCCCAATATTAATTTGATAATTAGCATTACCTGATCCACCCCCTCCTGAAGTAGATCCAGAAGCTGCGCTTGTATGTGTAACTTTGTAAGTGTTTGCGTCAACGTATGTTGTAACTTCAAATTCATTGTTCATATCTAAGCCGTCTATTGCAGAGAAAGAATCAAAAGTAACAAAGTCTCCTTCAATAGCTCCATGATTTGCGTCAGTAACAGTAACTGTTGTTGTACCGTTTGTTGTAAAAGGATTTGTTAAGGCTGCTGTTTCTCTAATAGGTGTAATGTCATAAAGAGCACTACCTGAGTATAAATATAATTTTCTATCAGTGCCTAAAGCAAGGTATCTGGTTCCATCTAAACCAATCCAGCTATGCGTATCACGGGCCACGCCCACAATAGTTTTATTTGGATCTGGTAAATAAGACCAACCTTTCCATCTCTCAGGCTTTCCGTAATGAAACCGTACAAGATTGGAGTCAACATATTTACGTTGATCCCCTGCTGAGTAAGCAGTGTCTTGTTTATCAATGCCTGGTTGGAATTTTAAGTCAACTAATTTCATGTTGGAGTATACTAAATTATTTATTGTTTTGTGGCAAGAATTGAGTGGCTACGTTGCCTTTGAATGAGTAATTACCCATGTGTGTCATGCCACTAACAATATCAGCGTATATTTTACCACCTATTTTTTGCCATAAACGACAAAAAGCATAGTCTTCTGACAAATATCTTTTGGTATCAGGCTCTATCATTGTGTCAAAAAAAGCGTAGTTCCAATCAGATGTGTCGTGATATCCAAAGGTTTTGTCGTGAGGATCTCCTAAATGTTGATCTGATTTAAATCTGAGATGAGGATATGCCAATGC